TGCGTCCTAGCCGAATACGGCGGGTCACAGATCACCGCATCACACGTCGTCACTTCGGCCAGCGTGTCCTGCCAGCGGCCAAGTCTAAGGTCGATCATCTCTTCACCCCTGCGACGTAGTTGATGGCCGCAACGATGTTGCGGTCACCAGGCGCAAACAACCGACCACGGAGGTAGATCGTGTCGTCGAAATACACACTCAGACACACCGCATCCACTCCCCCCGACTCACCCCACGTCGTCACCTCTGGCACGGCGAGGGGCTCGACGACGGGGATTTCTCGCAAAATGCAACCGTCGCGGTGTTTGATTGCGTTGGCGATCCCAAGGAAGACGAACGACTCCATCTCGCCACACGTCGGACACCAATACCGTTTGCTCATGGCGTGTCCTGTTTGATGAACTCGGCAAAGGAGACGAACCTCATTGGCTCACACCTCTCAAGGGCTCCGAGCGCCCGACGGGCAATGTCGATGTGTGCGCACATGGCATCGGCTGCTTCGGTGGCGTGCTTGTTTTTTCCCTTGCGTGCTTTGGCGCGCCGCTCGTGCGCCACGATGGCAGCGGCGATGAGGGCGCTGGCGATGGCGTTTTCCATTTCCTCGTTTGTCATTTCTTGGCCTTCTTCTTTGGTAGTTTGGCGATGGCCTGCCACAGGGGCGACCCGTCGTCAGTGGCTGGGGTTCCCGGCAGCCTCCATGATGGTCTGTTGTCGCGTGGTCTGATCCCGCTGCCTTTGTCGTGAGTCACGTCTTCACCATCTTCCTAATCGGTTGCCGCGTCGGGACAATCCCGACGTCCTCCATACGAGCGGTCACGACGTTGATCGCCTCTTCCGTTGAAAAGCACGTCACCACCGTTTGCCCCTCGCTACGCAGGCGCTCATGCATCTCCTTTTGGACCGGAGACAAGCGACCACCCTTCGCCTTCATCTCGATCCACAGGGCGAACCGTGGAATGTGGAGGTCGGGAACGCCAGCCGTCACCCCCTCCGCTCGCAGGCGAATGGCCTCAAGCTTGCCGCGCTTGCCACCGTTCGGGATTGCGATCACCAGCAGTGGCGTCATCTGCCGCACCCATTGCACGAACTCGCGCTGCTCGATGTGTTCGGATCTCTCAACCACGGCTCACCATCCTCTGGTAAATCGAGCGAACACGTCGCACGTCGTCGGCGCAATACGCTGCTACCTCGTCGATGCGACCAGAACGCACCATGCCCGCCACCATGGAGCCGTCGACGCCACCCTTGCCGGGGAGGCCGAAAGCCAAGCACAGGTCATCCAGGCTCACCCTGCCCGTGCGCGAGTCGGTCCACATGGCCATGGTGCAGCGCCACCGCGTTTCCCACGGCTTCACGTCGGTAGCCGAGTAAACGCGGGGCAGTTTGACCCCGAGCACGATGGCGCGTTGACGAATCATGTTCCGATCAAACTCGGCATTGTGGGCGACGATGTGATCACCCTCCACGTCACACTCTGCGAACGCTTCCAGCATCTCGCGCTCACCATCGGCGCGGTAGAAGTTGCGAGTCAACGTGCAGGGCTCATCGTCGTCGTTGGCCCAACTGATCACAGCAAGCTCGCCAAACAAGCCAGACAGGCTGGTCTTGTCGAGGTCGGCTGCTGCTTTCTTGGCGGCCTTGGCGATGTCGTCGGGATCAAAATGCTTGGCGGCGTAGTGCTCTGCGACGTCAAGACGTGAAGACGGTACGGTTTCGGTGTCGAGGTAGATGATCATTGTTTCACCTTGGCCATGTTCCGGCGCGTCAGGTTCTCGCCTGCTTCAATCCATTGGCCGTGATCGGTATAGAACTCTGCTTGCAACAGATCCTCCAACCTGACGACGCCTTTATTAGTTGGGTCTCCCATCACCCAACTGAAGAATTGGACAAGGTAGAAGCCATTCACAAGGTACGCCAGCACATGGCCTTGATGGCCTCGACGGTCGCCAACATCGCCAACGAAGAACAAGCCAACAAGATTCTGTGAACCGACCTTTTCGGTCTCTTTTGCTATTGCTGATTTTGTCATTTTTTCACCACGCGAAGAGCGCCGCTGCGCTCTAGTTTCTTGCCAAATAGATCAACGATGCGCTCAATCTGCGGCAACGACGGACATCGGGCCTCTGTCTCCCACGACGACACAGCAGCCGATGTGCAACCGATGTGCTCTGCCACATCGGCCTGTGTCTGATCCGTTAAAAGACGAAGCACCCGTAGGCGCTCGCCGTCGAGTTCGATCCGTGTGCCGTCTCGTCGTTGCCACACGATCACGTGTCACCCCTTCCGGCTGGCAAGGAAACCAGGTGGCGCCTTTGCTGCGGCGGGCTTGCTTGCTGCCGCTGGTGCAGGCTGGCGAGCATTGCCTGACGGCTCACGACGGCTGACCTTGTTCTTGGCGGCGAAGTCACCCTTCGCTGCTTCGGTGGTGACGGCGCCGATGCATTCCAGACCGACAATGGGTGTCAGGCTGGCACCACCAACGCCGTAGGCCTGCATCATCCGTTTGATGTCGGCGCGACCTCGAGCCATCACGTCGGGCTTCTCGTGGGCCACGATGTAGCGCGACCACACCTTGCGACCGGCGCCAGGACCATCAACGACAGTCTCTTCAATGTTCGCCATGATGGTGCTGGAATTGTTCTTCGACGGCTCCACACGAGCTGACGTGCAGATCAGTGGGTAACGCCCGTCCGCAAGCAACGTAAACTCTGGCGCTTCGACCTCGTCGGAATCAAAGCCAAGGGCGCCAAGGTCGCCGTCATCGTTGCCGCTGTTCCAATCGCTCATCTGCATTCTCGTTGTCTGTGACGGGCGCCTATCCCCCGTGTGAGGCTGGACCGGATGCGCTCCGGTGGGCGTGTTGTCAGGCCTTGATCTTGGCAACGATGGCGCCAAGGTCCGCCACCTCGAGGGCGTCAAGGCGACCGCTACGGTCCTTGGCCACGCTCTTTCCATCGGTGCAGGTCATCAAATAGCGGGCCGACACCTTGCCACCGCGTCCGTCGTCTTCGTCAATCACGATCATGCGAAAGACTTCGTCAAAGAGGTAGGGAATTCCCTCGCCCAACTTGCTGCCTGGCATGCCAATACCGTAGCTAACGCGCCCGGTGGCCTCGTCCCTGTTGACGTGCAACTTGGCCGAAAAATAGACGCCACATGCGAGGTCGCGAAACGCTCGCATGATCTTGATCATCTCATCCTGAAGAGCGCCGTAGGCTTGGCGAGGATCTTTTGTCTTGGCCTTTTCGGCAGACAACACGACCTCTGCAATCTCAGAAACGCTGTCGAGAATGACCCAATCATAACCGTGGTCGCCGCTGCGCAACTCCGCATAGACAGCACGCAACGAATCCATAGTGGAGACCTCGACCACATCTGCATCAAGGTCCGCTCCAGCCAACGAAAGCAAGCCCGACTCTGACGACAAAATCAACAACTTGCCCGGAAGCGACGCAATGAGGGTGGTCTTCCCTACGCCGCTACCGCCGTAGACAATGATCTTAGGGGCACGCGCTTCAATGGCGTCCTTCAGGCTCTTCTTCGCAATCACGTTTCACCTCTTTGTGAAATGGAACCTAAGCACATGCCGCCATCGTGTCAACAAGAAAAGTTGAATTAGCCGACAAACGGCGCTAGGGTGCGCTCATGAAACTACGTGGATACCAGAGAGAAGCCGTCGACGCTGTGATCGCCTACTGGGAGAAGGGCGGCATGCATCCGCTCGTGGAGATCCCAACAGGCGGCGGCAAGACGGCGGTCCTTGGCGAACTTGCCCGGTTTGTCGTGCAGGATTGCGGCGGGCGCGTCGTCATCGCAACGCACCGCGCTGAGTTGATCGATCAAGACTCTGCCGCCGTCCGCAAGATGTGGCCAGAGGCACCGATGGCTGTTTGGTCCGCTAGCCTGAAGAAGCGCGGCGTCTCTGCGATCACGGTCTGTGGTGTGCAGACCGTGGCGCGCAAGGCGGAGCAACTCGGTAACGTAGATGTGCTCATCGTCGACGAGGCCCACCTCATCCCGCCAGAGGGAGACGGGCAGTATCAGACGATGGTGAAAGGCCTGCGGGCCATCAATCCTGGCCTGCGGATCGTTGGGTTGACTGCCACACCTCACAGGCTCGGGCAGGGCTATTTGACGCAAGGCGAAGGCGCCTTGTTCACGGCGATTGTCTACCGTTGCGACGTCGCCCGGTTGATTGGTGATGGCTTCTTGTCTCCGCTCGTGACTGGCACGGCATCGACGCAGATCGACGTGTCGCAAGTGGCAACGCGCATGGGCGAGTTCGCGGCTCGAGACCTCGAGCTTGCTGCCGACATCGAAGAGGTGACGCAGAAGGTGGCCGACGACGTCCACGAGGCGCTACAGGCTGGCCGGACGTCTGCGCTGTTGTTCGGGTGCTCCGTCACCCACGCCAACCATCTGGCGGACGCTGTGCGGGATCGTGGGCACTCCTGCGAGGTCATCACGGGCGAGACAGAACAGATGATCCGTCAGTCCATCATCGGGCGCTTCCGTCGTCGGGAACTTTCCGCCCTGGCCTCCTGCGACGTGCTCACCACGGGCTTCGATGCCCCGGTGGTGGACGTCTTGGCCATCGTGCGCGCTACGCAGTCGACGTCGCTCTACCAGCAGATCGTCGGGCGAGGGATGCGTATTGCAGATGGCAAGGGCGACTGCGTGATCCTCGACTACGGCGCGAACGTGGCCCGTCATGGGCCTGTGGATGCCGTGCGGGTCAAGGAAGCGACGAAAGGCAAGGGCGACGGCGACGCTCCAGTCAAAATCTGCCCGGTGTGCATGGCGATGCAGCCGACGTCGGCTCGTGCATGCTCCGAGTGTGACAGCGAGTTCCCGCCACCAGAGAAGAAAGCAAACGCCATTGCGAGCAACCTCCCGATCCTGTCAGGGCCGACGATAAAGCCGACCGCGACGATCCATGAGATCACGTCTGTCCGGTTTGCTGTGCATCGCAAAAAAGGCAACGCCGATGCACCGTCGACGATGCGTGTTGAATACTACAACGAGGCTAGCTTTCTTGAAATGGCTCCTGTTGCAGTCAAGGTCGCCAGTGAATGGGTGTGCATCGAACACGACGGATTCGCCTACAACAAAGCTGTTGCATGGTGGAAAGAAAACGTCTGTGGCGTCGACATGCCGGACACCGCAAGCGAAGCCGTCGCGCTGATGGACCAGGGCTACATGCGCCGCGTCGTCGCCATCAAGACGATTCCCGACGGAGACTACACGCGCATCGTAGCGGTCGACCACGGACCGGCGCTCGTTGCCGCTACGTGGGACGAAGACGAAGAGATCCCCTTTTGACTCTGCATGTGATATGCAGGGCAGAACCGTGGCGCTCGAAAGGCGCCACCAAGACCGGGCCGAAAGTCCAGAGGTAGAAAATGAAACAGCTTTCATCGTTTTTCGTCGTCGTTGGCGAGACGCCAAACTTTTCTGTCTGCGAGACAGTCTGCAATGAATACATCTGGCGCTTTGTGATTGAGTGGGACGAAGACCACGATTTACGAATCGTCGACGTCATCAACCATCTGATCTCAACACACTGCTTTGCTGAACATGACGTCACAACCATTGGAGAGTCGTCCGGGTGCCTGAACATCTGGTCGTACCTTGGCCAGCAACAGTTTTTCGATGGATACTCTGTCAACGGAGATCAATGGTTTGTCGTCGTCAACGACAAAAAAGACGTGGTCGGCAAGGCGCTCGGCGCTGGTGCTCGCCGCTTTGTTGATGTCGTTTCCGTTATCGGGTCAAACAATGACTAGCCTCGATCTTGCCCTCTCCCTCGCCAACAACGGCTGGGCCGTCTTCCCCATCGGCAAGCAGAAGCGCCCGATTGTCGACGCTTGGGACGTCGTCGCCAGCAACGATGCCGACAAGGTGCGGGCGCTCTTCAGGCCCTATCCGACGTGTGCTGTTGGCATTGCTTGTGGTCGGTCATCGGGCTTGTTCGTCGTCGACGTCGACAGCGCCGATCCGGCTCACCCGATCCATGAGCGCATGGATCCGACGTTGATTGTGCAAACACCACGAGGAGGCTTTCACTACTACTACGCCATGCCAGAGGGAGGCGACGACGACGACGTTTTGCGCAACACGCAAAAGGCGAAGGGCTGCCTAGGGTTTGATGACGTCGACACTCGCGGGATTGGTGGCTACGTTGTTGGCCCCGGCTCCACGACAGCGGCTGGAACCTATGATGTGCTCTGCGACGTTGAACCGGCTCCCATCCCGACATGGGTGCTCGAGGCGATGCGGGCCTACAAGCGACCCAAAGCGCCAGCACAGCAGATCCTGCCGTCTAGCGTGTTCGATCCATCGCGGCGGTTGGAACGGGCGCGGGCCTACGTTGCTCGCATGCCTGGCGCCATTTCTGGCAGTGGCGGCCATACCGCTGCAATGAAAGTCGCGAGGGCGTGCGCCACGGGCTTTGGCTTGTGCGAGTCAGAGATCATCGACGTCATGGCAGAATGGTCTCAACGATGTTCGCCGCCGTGGTCTCAAAAGGAGTTGCAGCACAAAGCCAAGGAAGCGGCGTCCAAGCCGGACCCCAAAGGGAACAGCACTGGCCACATGCTGGTGTCGCGATTCGACGACGCACTAAATGGCATGCAGATCACTGGGCAAGAAGTCGAGGGAGAGATCGTCGACGCTGTCGTTGACAGCACGCCAGCACGCCAGTTTGTCAGGCTGCCGGAGCCGGACGACGATGCGCAATGGTCGTTGCTTGACGATGTGCGGGCGCTTGGCGGGCTTTGCGAGTCATTCCCGGCATGGGTGCTTGACGGCGCCGATTATCCACAACCGGGGCTGACCTTGGGTGCGCTCGTGGCGCTTGGGTCTGCTCTTGGTGCCCGCCGCTGGACCTTTGACCGGGCCACATCGGCGCAGATCGTGTGTGCCGTAGCGCCAACAGCAACCGGCAAGGGACGGCCACAAGGTGCCTTGTCCCAAGTCTTGCGGGAAATCTGGCCAGGATCGATCGGTGCCAATGATCTGTCCTCAACCGTGAGCACGATCACGAGAATCGAAGAGGCCACCAACTACGGCACCGGCCTGCTTCTCGTGCTTGACGAATACGGACCCCGGCTCAAGGCGCTGTTTGACGCCAGATCGGGCCATCAACGGGACATGCGGGCGCTGTTGCTGACCATGGCAACCATTGGGACCGGCTCCTACGTTGCCGCCACGTCCGCCACCCGAGGCGGCAAAGACCGGACGATCACGGCCCCGGCGTTGTCAATCTTCGGCTCGAGCACGCCAGCAGCTTTGCATGATGCCATTGGGCAGATGGCTGTTGATGATGGTTTCATGGGTCGGCATCTCTGGTGCGAGGGGCTGCTAGAGCTCCCAAGGCGCCAGCGGGCGGCGCCCGGTAGTGGGTCCATCCCGGTGGCCGTCAAGGAAGCCGTGGTAGCGTGTCGGGCCTCCCATGAGACGTGGCACAAGCGGTACCCTGAACAGGGCGACGCAGCTACCGGCGCTCTGCTGCGCATGTACCAGGCTGACGAAGTCGAGGATGGCGGCGGCGCTGCTTTGCTGGCGGACTATGCAGAGCACTGCGACGAGCGCCGACGCGAACCACAACAGGGCGACGTGCCTGCGGCGCTGCTTGGCCGATGTGCGGAACAGGCAACACGCGTTGCGCTGTCTCTGGCCATCCTACGCTGTCAGTGGCCTGCTTGGCCGGTGGTGACGGAGGCGGTGGTTGAGTGCGCGATTAGAATCGTTGAGGCGTCAAGTTGGACCATCGCCCGGTCATTGCGCGACCACAAGGCGCCGCAATGGAACGACGTTGCAGGACAGATATCCTACGTCGAATCCGCCATGATGCGATTGGGCGATGCCGACGGATGGGTGCAACGGTCCCAACTTCTGCGAGCTTGCCAACGTCTGGACGCAATGGCGTTGGATGGAGTCCTAGACCGACTGAGGCAAGAAGATCGGTTGATTGTGGCTAAGGTCGCAACAGGTGGCCGTTCTGGCGTGACAATCAAGTTGAAATAGGCTAGGGTTGTGAGGTCCCTTGTTGGAAAACAGGAAGTGCGGCAGTTTGCCTCCCCTTCCTTCATTCTTCAACGAGGGTCCTTATAGGTGTACGTGCGTCGCACCACCTATGAATGAAGAAAGAAGTTCTCTGGTTATATAACCAGATAGATAGTCTTTTTCTAAATCCAAAAGAGTCGATATTTCAACCTGTTGGCGCGCCAATGGCCTTGACTCTCATCGCCTAATCGGTAGACTCCCCCCACGGGCTCGACCCCGTACCTAGTCCCGACGTCTCCCCACTGCGGGATCAGGTTGATGACGCCACCCAATGGGTGGCGTTTTCTTTTTGGGCTCGCGTGATCTGTCGGACAGATCATCTACATACGAAACAAATGTTCAGGAATGCGCCTAATCTGGCTTTGGGAAGCCCCCATATTTATTTCTCGCTTCTATGCTTGACACTGTCTCCACTGTGCTGCATAGTGGGCCTACGAGCACGCAACGACGCGGGACGCAAACGGGAGACAGACAATGACCAAAGTTCTGACCAGCTACACGGGCGATTACACGGGCCGCATTGAACACGCACAGCGCGCCGACGGCCAATGGTTCAAGCGGGCGCGATACCAAGACCCTCGCTACGGCTACAAGTGGCAAGCGTGGTCCGAGGTTGCAGCCCCCTACAGCGTCTCAGGCGGCTTTGGCGAAACCATGGCGCGTATTCGCTTGCCCAAAGCCGTTTGACCCCCCCCCAAGCCCGCCACACTGGCGGGCTTTCTTTTTGGAGACACCGTGATCAAGACCCCAAAAGAAAATCAAGAATTCAAGCGCTGGGTCAACCCCAATTTGGCCGACCCTCCCAAGCCTCGCCAAACCCGCCCTAAGCGCCTCTCGCCCTCTGGCCGTGCTCACACCTGCCAAGTCTCGTTGACTCCAGCCCAAGCCGCCTGGTTGGCTTCTAGGGGCTGTCCTGCATCGGCTGTGCTTCGGATGCTGGTGGACGATGCGATGCGGCTTGATGAGCCTGTCGATCTGGGCTAGCCTGACCCCGGTGTCGACGCACTAGCCCCCGGCGAGCATTCCGCTTGACGGGGGTTTCACTTTGGTGCACTTTCAAGGTGCGTAGCCTAAGCAACAACGCGTGAGCGCCACTGTCACAATTCCGTGAGAGTGGCGTTCGGTCTTTGTGGTGGTTGCAAAAGCGTGCCATCAACTGGTATGGTGCTTGCGTGGTTTCTCCTCCTCGGCCTGGGTCTGGTCGGGCGTCTGACCGGCTCCCGCTCAAGCGGTGGATGCGGGACGCCTCGGATCACATATTGCGCGTGCAGTATGGCAAGGCGGTAGGGAACCCCGACGTCGTCGGAGACCTGACCGAATCCGAGCGCATGACGATTGTCGACGCCGACGGCAATCAACGCAATGCCGCCGCTAAAATGATCATTGAACTGACGATGGCTCCACATGCACGGTGGGAGCCTGAGGCACGCGGCACGACGTCGACTGGCGCGATGGGTGGGTCGTGGTCTCGTCCGTCCGTGGAAGACCTCGAGGAACGCCTAGCGGCTATTGCTGAGGATGGAGATCGGTCCGCGATCCTCGCAATGCTCGCAGCCCTCGACCCCGCCCGCTACGGCCCCCCTGGCCGGATGACCACGGCGGCTGCTGACAGCGTCGACGGCGTCGACTTCACGCCTGTCATCAAGTGAAGCGGGCATCTGTCGTCATGGGCGACAAGCACCTCATGGTGCTAGCCGACCGTGGCCCTGGCATCCGTGTGGTGTCTGGTGGCTACGGCTCCGGCAAGACCTCGCTAGGCGTCGCGTGGATGGTCGACCTCGGACTGAGGCACGGCCAACATGGCCCGATCCTCGGCACGGAGCCTAGCTACCCGATGGTGCGCGACGTGATGGAGCGCAGCACCATGCGCTACCTCGACGAGTGGCGGCTACCGTACAGGCACTGGAAGAGCGATCACATCTTTGAGATCGGCGGCGCCAAGCGGTTTGAATTTTGGTGTCGCTCCCTCGACAAGCCCCGCGCTGTAGAAGGCATCAACGCGATTGGTCTGTGGGCTGACGAATGGGAGCTCTGCGACCCCGAGGCGCTTGTGCCTGCTATGCAGCGTGTCCGCTCCGGCACTGCCCTTGAGACTCTGCTGACCGGCACTCCCGAGGGCTACGGGCCTGCCTATGAGTTGGTGTTGGCGAAGCCATCGGCGACGACACGGGCCTACGTTATCCGCACGGCTGACAATCCGTTTCTTCCTGCGTCCTACGTCGACGAATCGCGGTCGCGTCTAGGCACTGATGAAGCCATCAAAGAGAAGTTGGACGGCGTCAGGACCGCGAGAGGTGGCCGCGTCTATTCGCGTTTCGATAGGCGCATTCATTGTGGCGCGCCACCTGTCGTCACGCCTGGCCGGGGGCGTCTCGTCATTGGGTGCGATTTCAACGTGCGCGATGCGCAATGGATCGTTGCTGAGGTCGACGACGACAGGCGCGTGCTCCACGTCGTTGGCGAGGTCATCCGTCAAGGCGGCACGACGACGGATGAACATGCCGAGCGCACCGCTCGTTGGATCATGGCGCATCTTGAGCGCACTAAGGGACGGCGCTACACGCGTGAAGACGTCTTCGCGATGCGCATCAAGGCGCACCCTGACGCAAGCGGTGCGTCGTTGCACACGACGTCGACACTTTCCGACATCCATCTGCTGTTGCAGGCTGGCTTCCGTCCCGATCATCCCAAGGCGAATCCGCCCATTATGGAGCGGGTCAACACGGTCAACGTACTGCTGAGGGATCGACGTCTGACCATCGACGCCGACGCCTGCCCGCATCTATGCCGCGCACTTGAGACACAGGCCCTCGACCGCAATGGCGAGCCTGAAAAGAAAGTCGGCGCCTCGGACATGTCGCACATTCTCGACGCCCTGGGCTATGCGGCACATCGGCTATTCCCTGTCCACAGAAAAGCGAACGTCGTCAGGTCGCAATCCGACGCCGTCACAGACGACTGGGGCCGCGTGGCCTAGCCCCTTGACACGCACCATGCTAGTGTGCGTGCCATGCTCAAACTCAACGCCGAAAGCGACGCCATCGTCAATCAGATCCGCGCCGACGCTGGCGTTTGGGGGCCTGAGCAATTGCTGGACCTGTTGACGGCGGGTCGACGCCAACGGCCTGCCGACTACGAGACGGTCGTGCGTGGCCTCGCCAAGCGGTACAGCGGTGACCAACAAGGCATTGTCAAGGCGGCGCTGAGGGATCGATACCCACAGACCGGCGACAAGATCCCAATCGACCCTGTCAACTGGCTACGCTTTTTTGCTCGCCAAGACAGCGGCGTGTACACGGAACCCGCACAGCGTGAACTTTTCACGGATGACGACGTGGCCGTTGATCACGAAGACCCGAGGGCTGAGGCGTTCGACAAAGCACTTGAGGACATCGGCATCAACGTGCTCATGCCGGAGATTGAGAGACGCGCTAACACGGGTGCACGCGCTGCTGTCGTCATGCTGGGCTATCGCAAAGTCGACGACGCCGACGATGGCAAGCCCGTTGCGCACATCTACTGGCCGCACGACGTCGTCACGATCAACCACCCATCGGCGCCTGATGCGCCCGAATCGCTTTGGTTCGTTGCATTTCGCCAAGCAAGGGCACAGACGTCATCGGCTGTTGAACTGTGGTGGGTGTGGTCGCGCACATTCACCGAGCACGACGACGGCACCGTTGCCATGTACGGGCAGTGGACGCATCGGCGTGTCTCTGAGGACGGCCACAAGGCGACACCGTCCGAGGTGTACGATGGGTTGTTCCCCGGCGTGTTCTTCAGGACGGAACCGCCGTCGGGTGGCTTCTGGCCTGAGCCTGACAGGGACGTGCTGATCAACGTCGACAGCCTCAACGTGTCGAGGTCCAATCGCCAGCATGTGATCGACATGCAAGCGCACGCGATGTTGATTTACGCGGGCACCATGCGCGAGACATCTGAACTTGTCTCTGGTCCGTCGACGGTAGTGCAAGTCGGCAATGGCGAGACGATCCAATACCTGACGGCTGGAGCCAACCACACGGCAATCGAAACCAGCGCAACGCGTGACTTGCATGAGCTCGGCGTGTCTCGCGGCAACAGCCCCGATGCCTACAGCGTCGAGCCTGGCGCGCCACAGTCGGGTGTCTCGCGGATGATCGCCAACGCTCCGCATGAGCAACGCGTGTCCGAAATGAGACCCATCTACAAGCACACTGAAGAGCAGTATCTGTTGCCGGTGTTGATCGACATCCTCGAACGCTACAGCCCATCGGCGCCGTCGTCGTTCGGTGGCGCCTATGCGTCGGTCTCGATGGGCATGAGCAAAACCTACGAAGACGACAACGCCAAAGCGCAACGCGTGCTTGACCTGAAGTTGGCGGGTCTTATCGACGACGCCGATGCGCGTGTGATGCTGGGCTTGTCGAGCAACCGGGCCGAGGCGATGGAGTATCTAGGAGAGATCAAGAAAGCCCCGGCGCTGTCGCCGTTGCAGTCGCTGTTTGCCTCGCCAACCGATGGGGCACAGACGATGCGCGAGACAACGACAGTGATCGACGACGGGGCCGACAATGGCGGCATCTGACAGGTCCGGCCCCGTCGCTGATGCGGCGGTGGCGGACCTTGAAGCCATCCGTGTCCAGTTGGACCGCGAGATCCGACGGGCGTTGCTTCGATTGAACACCGCCCCCGGCGAAGACACGCTCGTCAAACAACAGGGCCGTGTGGCTGCACAGGTTGCCTCTCAGATTGACGCGACGATGAAAGCCAAGGGGCTGAAGGCCATCACTGGCGTTTTGCGTGACAGGGCGATTGAGAGTGCCCTAGCGGCATTGGGCGGTGTCGACCTGCCGGTGTCTGTCGTGACGGAGATCGACGCCATCGTCAAATCGCAGACAGCCGACATCGCCAACGTGTTTGGGGATGCGTCGTCGACAATCCGCAAAGCCATCGCGCTAGGCACGACGACAAGCGCAAGTCTGTCTGACCTCATCGAAGGCGTGGCCGGTGCCATTGGGACAAGCGTCACGCGTGCTCAAGCCGCTGTCGACGCCAGTGTCATGGCTGCTGGGAGGACGGCTGTCATCCGTGCGGCGACGGAAGCTGCCGATGGGCTCGTTGATTTGGTCTACCTCTACAGCGGCCCCAAGGACTCGCGGAACCGGCCCTTCTGCCGTATGCATGTGGGCAAGGCGCTGACTGAGTCCGGCATAGCGCAAGCCAACAACGGACAGGGTTTGCCCGTCGACGCTTTCGCGGGCGGATACAACTGTCGGCATGTGTGGAGCCCCATCACGTTGGCGGAAGCGCGACGACGCGGGATCGAGATTCTGGAATGAGCATCGTTGTGACTCGCTCTGGCGGTCCTCCCCGTGTGCCGATGGAGCGCATCGCCAAGCTCGTTGCGACGTTGGCGCCTGGCCTGATTCGGGAGCGCACGGGCGAAGGCATTGACGTCAAGGACCGGCCATTCAAGCGCTACAGCCGTGACTACTTGCTGGCGAAGACAAGCGCGGGCCGCAACCCCGGAGTCAACCTCACTGTCACCAACGGCCTGTTGGGTAGCGTCGCTGCTGTCTCCGTCGTCGTCACGGAACAGGGGTTCACCATCGTGATTGCGCCCGGTGCTGGTACGTCCGCCGCTACCCGATTCGTCGACGGTGTCGCAAAACGAACGGGCAAGCGAAGCCCAACGCATAGTGTGCTTGGCGCAATCCATCACTACGGGCGCGGGCAAATGCCTGCCCGTCCGTGGCTGGCGCTGTCCCCCAAAGACATGGCTAGCCTGATGCGTCAACTACTAGATGCCGGAATCGCCATCCCGTTGCGTGGCCGTTAGCGGCGTGTTACATAAGCCGCTATGCAACGCATCCTGCTGGGCACAACACAATCGGTAGTGTCCTATCCGCGTGTCCTGAGAGACGACGTGATGCGCCTGTCTGGCGTGCCTACGTCGGCGACGGCTCGACGTGTGGGGCAGGTCTCTCGCGACCCTGAGACGGCCTACGTTGCGGCATCCATTGATGCGCTGTCGACGACGACACAGGGCGCACATCAAGAGGGTGACGAATCGATCACGTTGGCGGGCGCCGTCGCCATTGTCGCCGGTCGACGGTATCTGATCACCGATGCAACGCATGGGCGCGTGCTGACTGTCGAGGCGACAAGAACCGGCACGTCGACGGAGATGTGGCTTGCAGAGCCGTTGCTTGCGGACGTCGCTAACGGAAGCGCGGTTCGAGGTCTCGAGGTCTCCGTCGCGTTGACGGCGGCGCAGACATCCGAGCCTGGCCCCGGTTATGTGCTCTTCAGGGCTACCGTCGACGGCATCTTGACGGAATGGGACGAGGCGTTTCGCGTTGTCCGGCGCATCACGTCAATCGCGTTGACGACGACGACGTTGCAACACCTTTACCCTGTCGTGCGTCGGCTGGCGTCGTCGACAGACACCACGCTGGAAGAGTCGATTGGCGCGGCGTGGCTTGCGATGGTGCAGCCGTGGCTGGCAGCAACTGGCATCCTCGATGAAGACGTCATCACCGATGACGTGCTCATTCCTGTCCACGCTGCGGCTGTCGTGCTGCATCTCGCTCGCCAGTGGCCCGCTGCCGATGTGGCCTACGTCGAACGTCTTGAAGCGGCCTACGAGCAAACGAAGGCCACGACGAAAGACCGCGTTGACCTCGCCATCCGGTCACAGCTTGAAGCGACGCCGGACCCTCCGTCACCCGGCAACGAGCCCAAGCAGAAGATCATGGTGACGCGATGACTTGGGCGCTGGCGCGTGCCCAAGTGGTGTCGATCATCAAGGGCGTGGCGCCTGTTGTGCGCACGCGTGGGCTGGCGCCGTCGTTCAAGGAAGACCCCACGGGCAGTGACCTAGCCGCCGTTGGGTCATCGCGGCGCTTCTGGATTCGCACCACGTCGGGCGCACCTGAAGACGTGACTCAACCGCTTGCTTCTCGCTGGCGTGTCATGTGTGACCTTGTCGTCGAGTACCCCGATGACGTCGCCTACACGTCAGAGATTGACCTAGCTGTCGTCGACGACGCCACGCGCATCATCTATGCGTTGCTCGACGGAGCCAACTGGGCTCGACCGACGTCGACGATTGAACGCATCGCTACTCTGGACAACACGCTAGCCCCGTTCGTCGTCGAGCAAATCACTGGCGCTCGACGCCTCCGCATCTCTCTCTCTGTGAGGTATCGCCAATGACCGACGTATCCCGCCTGCTGACAGTCCGCCACGCTCTGCACTCTGACTCATCGACGTTCACGGGCACCCCCGGCACGTTGTTTCCGTTGCGCTGCACTGACGACGTTGCGGGCTTGTACCCACGCAATCGCGTGGCACTTGCTCGCAATCTGCGGTCACAGGGCGGACGCCGGTACACCCATGCACGCGGTGCTCAGGACGTTGCGGACATCACGCTGGCGACGGAGTTTCGCGGCGTCGACAGCAACAGCGGCGCGGCTGTCGCGGCATGGGAAGCGAAGATGGAACAAGGGCTGCTGTTGCAGTCGATGTTCGGCGCAGTTGCGCCTGCAACTGTTGGCGTTGCTCCCACCATCGCGGCGGCGGGTCACACTCCGGCATCGGGAATCGTCGCGTTCACGGCGGCGGCAAACGTGCAGAACGGCGCTGTGATTGCGTTCGCGTCAACGACGGGCATTCAGATGGGTCGTGTTGAGTCTGGCGGCGGCGGGGCGACGACGACGGTCACACTGCAACACCCCTACACCGGCACCCCGACGACGGCAGCAACGGTCTTTCGGATGGCCGTCTACACGGTGGCCGATAGCGTGACGCATCACGTCCACGCGTTCCTGACTGGCGAGGGCGAGTCATGGCGCCGTGACTATTTCGGTTGTGCTCCAATGAGCATGGCGCTGTCGCTCGCCAGTGGGCAGATCGTCGGCATGTCTTCGGTGTTTTCTCCGACCTCATGGGCTGACGTTGCCGAGGCGGACCCGGCCCATGCCGAGCCGACGGCTGGCTCACCCATCGTCGCCGACCGTGTGCGCTTGCTCATCGACGGCGTGGAATACTTCGCCAGCAACATCTCCATCAACTACAGCAACGCAACGCAGATCCGCGACGTCGACACCATCGGCGGCAACGGTCGCTTGGGTGGTGTGTGCGGTGCTGGCGATGGCAAGTCGTTTACCATCGAAGGCGAAGTCCTGATCGGTGCGACGTCGCCTGCCCTGACGGGTGAGCTCACGGACGCCGCGATGGTCCCGCTCCTTGGGTCCGACGTCAACGCGGGCGCCGTCTCGACGGTGCGTGAAGTCGCCTTGCTTGTCGGCTCAGACGTTGGCGCCATCATGTACGCCTTGCTGCCGACGGCTGATTTCGTCGCGTCGACAGCCGTCGTCAACGGTCTGTCACGGATGAAGTTCACCGCTGTCGGTACCGGCGCACTCCCTGCCGTGTTGGCGGTGGGCTGATGGCCGCGCTGCTTCTCTACCCTGGCGACGTTGGCGAGCCGGTGTCGTTGCAGGCAATCCTTCGGGAAGCACACGACGCCTCCCGTGCGGCTGTCGTTGCCGAGATTGCGGCACGCGTAAAATCGAACGTGCCGCTTGATGACTCGACGGACTGGCGAGCGGTCGCATCTGCCGACGCAACGCTGTCTGCGGCCATCGTAGCGCGTGACACGTCGGCTGTCGGTGCATCGGCCCGTGCCATCGCGGGCCTTGTCTCCGGCTACACGCTGGCCGACCCCGGCGAGTACGTCGACAGCGAAGACCTCGACGGCGTGTCGGTCACGCTTCGCATGTGCTCTGACGCGCAACGGCGCGGGTGGGTAGCGCGGCGTGCTTCTGCCTGGCGTGCTTGGCGAGACGCTGCCGACGACGAAGGCAAGCGAGACGCCGACGAGCGGCTGTGTCTGCTCTACGAGGAAATGATCACCGTGTGCCTGGCGAGCGTGACGGGCTTGCAAGGTATGCGCTCGACGCTGGCCGAGTCTCTGCCCGGCTTGCGACTGGCCGGTCTGCTGGTGCCATTCCACGACGCTGTGCGCTACTTCTTGGAGTTGCCTCCGGGAAAAGCATTGCGCTGTGGGCGGCTACAGCCGTTGACCTGACGGAGTTTGACTGTCGTCGATGTCCCGCTCCACGGCGCGACCTACTCGGATGTCACGGAGGCGGGCGCATGACGTCGTTTGTCGGGACAGAATATGCGAGCGACACTTGTCCACGACGTCACCTGCTGAACAACAGCGACGTCGTCGGCACCTTGTCGCTGTGGCGCTCATGCGAAGGCAACCCCGGCGTGGCCGCGTTGTCGTCGTTGTCGCCACACACCATCGACGCCTTTGAGATTATCGCCAGTGGACGTGCTGCGCGCACGGCTGAGATTGAGAAGAGGCACCGATGAGCGACCAACAAGTCAAATACACGATCACCGCCGATGCGACGCAAGCCAACAGCGAGTTGGCAAAGGTCGACAAAGCGGCGGTGTCTCTTGTTGGCAATGAGCAGAAGTTGGCGACGGAGACCAACAAAGCCACGGCGGCGCTGAAGGAGCAAGGCAAGGTAGCGACGACGACGGCGACGTCTACCGAGACGCTGCGCCAACGCATCGGCAAGAGTGCCGAAAACCTAAGCAAGCAAGCTGCCGCCATCTCGCTGGTGTCGTCGTCGATGGAGGGCATGGGAGGACAAGTCGGCAAGATGGTTGCGGGCGCTGGCCAGATGGCTGCGGCGTTCGGCGCTGGCGGTCCTTTTGCGCTTGCACTTGTCGCTGGCCTTGCTGCCGTCGACGCATTTAGTTCTCACCTCGCAACACTCAACCGCGAACAAGACGAACTCATCGCAAAAACATATGGCCCCGTTGAAGCTGCTGCGGGGCAGATGCAGAAAGCCGAGCGCGATGTAGCTGCACTACGTCGCGATGCCGCTGGGCCTGAGACGGTCAAGCAAGCGGCGGCGCGTGTGCAGATGGAGATTGACGCCGTCAATGCGCAAGTCGACGAAGTTATCAAAGCCCGCAACGCGATGAAAATCAGTAGCAGTCAAGAGTATTTTGACGAGAGAGAACGGTACGAGCAACAGCGAAAGATCCTTGAGAAGACGGTCACTCTTCTACAGCAGAAACAGAACCTTGAACAAGGCAAGGCAGCGACGGCTAACCTGCCTGCAAAGAAGATCGGCCCTACCGTCGTCAAGCATGAGGCAATGGAAGAAAGCACAGTCGCAGAACAGAACATAATGTTTGTGACCAAGATGCGAGATGAAGCCATAGCGCATCGACTGAAGAACGAAGCCAATGCGCGTGAAGAGCAAGCACGCATGGACAAGGAAGCGACCGAGGAAGAGCGACGTCAAGCAGAAGAGCGCGTGAAGATCGCGGAAGATGAGGCGAGCAAGAAACAAAGCGTCGCTGACTCTCAGGCCGCATTCGTCACCGGCCAACTGATGAAGACGTCATCGGTCATCGCTCAATCTGCTGCGGCTGCTGCCAAGGGACAGGAGGACGCTGGCGCAATATTGCTTCAAGGTCTGGCACAACAGGCTGGCGACCTCATCACGCTGAAGGGTGCCGAGTCGGCTGCAACGGGACTGGCGCAACTTTTCACCGGCAACCCGGCGGGCGCCGTCCCGCTTGCTGGCGGTCTTGCTTTGATTGCCGCTGGACAAGCCATCGCCGTCGGTGGCGCTGAGGTTGCAGCGTCGATGGTGTCGAGCGCGGCAAAAGCACCATCGACAGACAAGTCCGCATCTCGTGATCGTGGCGCAAGCCCTGGCCGTGGCGGTGGCAACGGTGGTGGTGGCCCGCTCGTCGTCAATGTGGCATATGGTGTCGGCGGTCCTCTTCCTGAAGACACGGCGCGAGAAATCTCCAAAGCGGTCAACACTGGCCGACGACGTGGTGGACGATGAGCTATCCGGTTTTCCTTGGCGCCATCGTTGTGACTCTCGCTAATCGGCGCTTGCGATTCAGAGAGGCGGCGTTGGCAACCGTCAACGTGGACCTGCCAATCAACACCACGTTGACGCCTGCCTACTATCTCCGAGGTGACGGCACCGCGTCAGACTTCTGCGCTGTGCTGGCGACGGCGCTGTCTGCTGCATATGGGGCAGGCAACACCTACACGGTTACGGTTGCCGCCAATCTCAACACGTCGACGTCGCACACCCTGCTGACCATCACGCGTGCCACTGGCACGGACACCTTCGGCGTTGTCGTCGATGGCTCGACGACGTTCGACATGGCGCTGATCGGCATCGTCGCCAGTACCGCCAACGATGCGACACCCAAGGTGTCGACGCGGTCATGTGCTGCGGCATGGGCGTCAAACGACGCCTACGCGATTCTGGAGCCGTTCTCCGAGCGGGTCGCCAGTGTGACCCGTGCGGCGAACGGTCGCGTCTCTGGCGTGTCTAGGAGCGACCGTATGCAGTCTTGGCGTGTGTCGCTTGGGTTCGTCCACCTGTCGCGCACGTTCGTCATTGATGCGCTGGCGTTCGCTGCTGACACGCTTGAGGGTTTCATTGAACGCTTCGGCGCTGGCGCTTCCCTGGAGATGCATGACGTGCCCATCTCGTCGGGCACCGTGCTTGCGGCTCGCACGTCGTCGACGCTTGTTGACGTGGTGCATTTCAGTGAGGACGCACTGACGACCTACGAGCCACAAGCCATCGGGGCTGGCGTGCCTCTCTACTCTCTGGACCTCATCATGCACGCTGAGGTGGTCTGATGACGCTGTATGATGACCTCGCGCAATCTGGCGCACACAAAGACCTGACGTTGGGTCTGATTGTCGAGGGCATCCCTGTCGCGTTTATGGAGCGCGTGGTTTCGTCGTCGTTCAGTACAGTGACAGGCCGGACGCAGATTGCGTGCATCACGTCGCTGAAACAAGGCGACGCAGTGCTTGATATGGATCAACGTCGTGAAGTAGCGGCGACGCTCGACGTTGAACTTGTCGACGACAACAGCCTGTCGATTCAATCGTTGTTCTCTGTCGTGAAGCGAAGGGCAACATGGATCAAAAGCGCGACGACGGCGATAGGAGCCAACCTGTCAGTTTACAACGCCGCGTCGTTGTCGCCTGGACAGGTAATCTACATCGGGGCCGAAACGGTAACCATCGGCACGGTGGTGGGCACAACGCTCGGAACGTGTGTCCGTGGCGCGTTCGATTCCAAGGCATCTGCTATCACTGGCGATTTGACAGATGGGGACTCCGTCTACGTCTCCCCTCCGTCGTGGCAAGGTCGACGCGTTTTCCTATACGGCTACACACCTACGTCGCAGCAATTGCTAGGCGTGTTCGTCGTTGACGAATCGCCAATGCACAACGGAGACCGCAAGTGGTCGCTCCGTTTGGCGGGCATCGCTCAAGAGTTCTTTGAACGCCCGGTTGGATTCGGACTGCAAACAACCCCGGCGAAGTGGCTGTCGTCGGCGATTGTCTCCAATCGTCGTGTCGATGCTTTTGAATGTGAGAACAAGACCGCAATCCGTAACGCCGTTGCGTTCCCCGCTTACGTTGCGCTTGAGTCCAACGGCGGTAGCGTCGGCATCTATGAGGTGGAATCACACGACGCCATCACTGGCACGCTGAAGGTCTACGCCGACACGCTCTTTGGGTCTCAACGGTTCTCCTTTCGCATCGTCACGTCGGCAAGACAGATTGCGTTCGTCTCTGAAGAGGGCGGCGCGACGATGCTCAAGTATCTCATGTTGTCACGCGAAGGACAGGGCGCGACCGTCAACGACAAATTGCCGGGTCGTTTGCCATCAACGACGCCTGATGGTCGGTTGGAATCGGGATGGAGCATCGGCGCTGGGATCGACGTTACCGATGTGGACTTGAGTTCGTTTGATCAGGTTGTGTCTCCGCTGTCGACGCTGATTGTCGACAAGGAAAGCAAGCTGTCCGACTACTTGAGGGAGTTCTGTATCTTGGCAAATTGCGCCGTCGTGACGACGTCAGATGGTGTGCTGCGCCTGATCAACCTAAGCAAGTCACGCACGTCGTCGACGTTGATTGACGGCAACAGCTTGCTGCCTGACTCGCGGATCGTGGTGATGGCCGACGAAGGCACGGTCTACCCCTACGCCACTATCAAGCTGGGATACTCCCCCATCTCTGGCGACTACACAGCCGAGATGAATCTCGTTGATGGAATCATGGCCAAGCGTTATCCGAGAATGAGCAACCGGCTGAACCTTGAGTTCAAGTCGATCGGCTGCCTTGAAGCGCGGCGCATTCATGCCGACCCCTTTGAGCATCCAGCGGACATGCCCATCGGGCTCCGGTTGTCTAACCTCACCAAACTTTTGCGCGGCGCTGGCGGCGGCAACGCCATCCGTCGCTTGTCGGTTGATGTTTCGCTGTCGTTGTTGTCGGTCAACCTTGGCGACATCGTCACGCTTGGCACGTTGATCAACGACTACGCCTATCTGCCAGACATGCGAGGCGGCACGCTGGCTGGGAGCAACTGTCGCGTGGTCTCACGACGTCCAGACTACGACGCTGGACGGATGACGCTGGGCCTTCAGGTGCTCGACAAGCAACTGTTTGTCTGCCCTGCTGCTGTCATTGGTTCGTTTGTCGGCACGGTCTTGACGCTGGCGACGACTGGCCCCGAGGTCAACGGATACGCCTCGCCTGGCGAGTATTTTAGCGTGGGCATGTCCGTGCGTGTCTTCGACATATCGGGCGCAACCTACAACGTCAGAACCGTAACGGCTGTCAGTGCAACGACGGTAACCATCGACTCCGCTACGGCGTTCGCGCTGCAAGCTGGCGTTGACTACATCGTCGCTGCACCGACTAGTACAGGCTCCACGCCAACGGCGCCTGTCTCAACAGTCAACGTGATCGAGATGGCATCGCTCGCCAACGATGAGGGCATCGTGGCTGGTACCGCTGGCGTCATTGACACAGAACCAAGGTGGCGCTGATGGCTCGCATACTTGCTTCAACTTTCGCAGGTACTCCACCGTCCGAGGTGGTGGCCGACGCCAGCATCTATTGGCGAGCATTGTACCAAGCACTTGGCGAGATGGCCGAGGTCAAGGACCGATTGACGGGCGAGAATGGCAACGCCGTTACGATCAACCACACTGGTAGCGGTCGCGGTTGTCCTCTCGGTCTTGCAATCGCCAATCAGCACATTGATGCACGGATTGACATCACCGATCCGTCGCCTGCTGTGGCGGACTACGTCGACGTCATCGCGGTTCCCATTTTTGTTGCGACTGGCGAGGATCAATCGTGGGTCTTGGAGGTGGAAATATCAGACCCAAAGCCTTTCAACGAAGGCGAAGTCGGTGTCACCGCTACGTTGTTTGACTCGTCGTGGGCGGCGTTTCAGGGACCGATTGACGGGCGTCGGACCGCTGGCGGTATTGCCCCCGGTCGGCCAATCAACGACGGCTCCGCTCCACCGCGCACCATCACCGATGAACAACAGTTCAACACTACGGCGCTACCGACGTATTCGTGGAATCTGACGTTGTCCGCTGGCCTTCAGTTCCTGACCGTCTCGCGGTTCACACGTGTGCTTGCGTCTGGCGTTGGCGGCAACGACTCCAGCAAGTTGGGCGCTTGGCGCCTGTACCCTGCAAGGCGCCAAGCCTCGCGGACCGGCGCGGTACCGTCGTCGAGCGTCGGCAATAATCACCCGCTGCCAACGACGTTTGTTCCCGGCACATGGGTGGAGTTCGATTCAACGCAAGTCGAAGAAAGCGGGCCGCTTGACGCCTATGTCATCTCGAGGGCCAACCGGAACATCAACGCCCTGACGGAGTGGATGACGGGCGCCCCTGTTGCTGGCAATGCATCCATGACGATGACGACGAACCGGCTTGGCAACCGTGCGTCGTTTACTGCCGAGCCGTTGATTGATTTGCCCATTGCGTGCGTTGCGCTTGGGTCTTCCTATGCTGGCGGGTTCAAACTCATCGTTGCGCCACAGACGCTAGCGGCGTCGACAGGGATGCTTCAGTGGTCAAGGTTCCCTGTCACTCGTCCTGACATTGTGACCCCTGCAAGCGTTGCTCTCATGCGCTGCATCATGCCCAACTTTAGCACGGCATCGTCGCTGCTGAGGCTCACGCTTCTGGTGCAAGCGCCCGGTGGCGGTGCAACGACACTCAACGACTGGCGTGTTCGTGTGACGGCGGCGGGTACGTCTGGCACGTTCTCATTCACTCGCATGGGCGCAACCAACTATTGGTCAAGTACCATCACCGCGATTCCGTTTACGCCGGGTTCACACCAAAATGTGATAGTAAACCTCCATCACATCACACCCGCTGCCATCGACGGAGACCTCATCGTCTTGGGCGCGATGGCATATTTTGAGGCACCATGACGCTGAAACGCTTTATCTCAAGCAAGGCGCTGCTGGCTGTCGAGGCCACAAGTCTGTCGCCTGCCGTTGCCGATAGCCTCGCAGAATCGATCCTGGGCAGAAGCAGGATGCTTTGGGAGTTGGCCACAGGTGAGAATCCTATAGCCGACGACGAAGGCGCGACAGGTCTCAATCCACAAGGCAAGCGCGGCGTTGACCGTAGCGGTGCGCCATGGGGGACCGCTTGTCTGCATCCGCTATGGACCTACGAAAGCGAAGCCAACCAGACGTCGACGCTTGTCTACGGGCGAACGACGCCATGGATCTCTTTGGGCGAAGTCGGGCAATCGCAACGACGCACCATCACTGTCGAGGTCAAGCCATTTCAGGAACGCCAGATGACGCCCTACAGCCGTGGCCTTCTCCAAGTGCTTGGGTTTCGTCTTGGCGGCGCTGGCGTTGGGTCTGCTACTGCTACCATCACATGCCTGTCATCCGATGAGGCGTCGTCGACGTCGTCGACGTTGACAGTCAGCAGTACCGCTCTGACGGTGGCGTCGGGTTCGCCATTCTTCACGTTGCGCCCTGGTATCAACACCCTGACGTTTGAGGTCAAGCTGACAGCAAAAAGCGGCGTCGCTACTGGCGTGTCAATCGACGTTGCTACACTGTCACAGTTTGCTGTCAGGTCGCACTAGAACGCCGTTTTAGCGTCGCTTGCATAAGCGGTTATGTAATGATAAAGTCCTTGACATGACCACCTTATCCGCCATCGACGGCGCGCCAACCATGGACGCCGCACCCTCGCCTGAGCCTGTTGCGTCTCCGTCACCGGAGGCTGTCGAGCTTGCTGCGCTCAAGGCGCAGATGGCGTCATCCAAACAGGCCGACCGCGATGCTCGCAAAGCGGCGCAGGCCGACGCGGAACGTGCTGGCGAGATGGCGAAGGCGTTGGATGTTGCGAAGGCTCGCCTGGCGGAGCTCGAGGGCTACGAGCCCCTGGCCAATCGTTGGCGTGCTCATGAAGAGGCAGAATCAAAGCGCCTCGACGCTGAGGCTGCCGCACTCCCCGAGGCGGTGCGTGCCATCTATGGCAAGCAAGGCGACATCGACGCCAAGCGCGAGATCCTTGCGGCGTTTCGCTCGACCTCGACAGCACCGCTCAAGACCGTTGGCCAGCCCCCGTCGATGGGTGCTCCACCTGCTGTGTCCGTCGTCGACTTTGATGAGGCGCTTGCCGATGTGACCGGCAAGAAAGCTGCTGAGGCGAAGGCACGCGATCCACAAGGCTGGTCGTCGTGGCTCGCATCCAAAATGTCTGGGCGCTCATCGTCGAGTGCTTCCCTTGGCATCGGGCGATTTGCCCGAGCCAAGGCGCAATAACCACTGAGCGGCTGAGCGCCGCACAAGGATCGAATCATGGCTGTCTCTACGTCCACCACCGTCGCCAACTGGCTCTTGACCGAGGTCATGTCGCAGATCGCACTTGACCCGTTGCGCGGCAAGTTCGTCTTGCTGCCTTTCTTGAACATGGCTGACATCTCCGGTCGTTCGTCCAAGGTCCGCAAGATCCGCAAGAAGAGCGCGATTGCCGCTGCTGTCGATGACACGGAAGCCACCGCGTTTTCCAACCCTGCAACCCTTGGCGTCGTAGCCAACATCTCGATCACGCCTTCGACCAAGGTTCAGGGCATTCAGTTGACTGCCGATGCGATTGAATTGGCTCTGCCTGGCGTTGCTCGCTCACAGGTGATCGACGCCATCCAGGGCAACGGCGCTGGCGCTCTGCCCCTCGTCCGTGACGCGATGACCGAGATCCTTGAGTCGCACTACCTGCGGGCTGAGACCGACGCCTTGGCGTTGTTCTCCGGCCTGTCGGAGTCGGCTGGCACCACCAATCAGCCGTTGTCGTTTGCAACCTTGCTCGACTCAATGGTCAAGCTGCTCGACAACAACCCCTCCAGCGAAGATCTTGTTTTCGTCCTTGAAGAAATTGGCGTCGGCGACTTGCGCACCCTCGCGTCGTCGGGCTCCGGTGCTGCTCTGTCGTCGGTCTTCACAGGCAACGGCGCCGCCGATCTGTCGTTCTTCAATCAGCGCCCCGACGTAAGCCGAAACGGTTTCCGTGGCGGCTTCTGCGGCATCCCGATCTACGCCGCCAACAAAAACGCGATGGCCACAGCCAACGCTGGCGTTGACCGTGTGTCCGCGTTGATCGTCGCTGGCCGTGGCGAGACTGGCGCTCCCGGTAGTGTGCGTGGCTTCGCCGAAATGACGGAACGCTACGAGCCATCGCTTGGTTTTCAGTACGACCTCGCTGACGACAGCCTGCTTGCCGTTGGTCGTTGGTGCTACGCGCTTGCCGAGCATACCGACGAACACGGCGTGAAGATCATCTACGAGAAGACCTGATCGATTCTCTTGAAGAGCGGGGTCATGTGGCCCCGCTCTTTTCCTTTCCCTCCCATGAGGCGCCGACGTGAAACGAATCATCAAGCTCCGCTCAATCAAAGACCCGCACATCGTCGAGTTTCCCGACGGTGGAGTCACCCGCGAAGGCGAAGCAACCTCGCAACGTCAAGCGTTGTCGCGTGTGCTCTCCAAGCGCATCGACGTCGACGGCAAACAGATGCCGGTGTTTCTTGTCGAGTTTGTCGGCGATTGGAAGTTTGCGCCTGGCGAGGTGTTGCCGGGTGGAGATGAGTTCGCGTCGTTTGAGGAAGACGTCATCAAGCGAGAACATCCCGAGCACATGATCAAAAAGTGGAACGAATCGCGGGCTGTCTTCATTGCCAAATCTGTCGAGTCTCGTCGACAGGCTGAGGCACAGATGGAAAAGAATCAGTCGGCTGACGTTGCCAACACCATCACGCAAATGGTCCGCGCTGTCTCTGCGAAGGGCGGTGCGCGTGTCTGAGATCAAGACCAACACCGTCGACAAGGTCGCGGAAAAGATCAAGCAATCCTCCCCCTCTCTCACCTCGGAACAGGCTCGCAAGATCGCGAGAGAATCAGCCGAGCGCATCAACCAACAACAGCGCCAACGGCGCTAGGAGTTTTTCATGTCTCTTGCAGCTTTCAATACTGGCGGCACACACAACACTGTTCTTGTCGACGTCGACAATGCAACCGGCTTCACGATCACCGTCGCGGCTTCCGCTACGCCGCAAGTCGTCACCGATGCGTTGTTCACCGAAAAGAAGAACAACACCAACGGCGGCATCACCTTCGCCGCTGGAGTCGCTACCGTCGCGACTCCCGCTGGCATCGGTCGGTATGCTGTCTGTGCCAGCCTTGGCGATGCGCTTGGTGTGCTGAGCACGTTTCATTTCGTTCAGGTCTACGCCAAAGAAGCTGGCGTTGCCGCTGCCGTCAAAGGATCAAAGGCGTTGCGCACTGAGGGCGCCGCTGCCGTCCGTGGTTCGACCGGCGTGGCTATCGCCATCGTTGACCTGAGCGCCGTAGGCGACACCGTCGAGATGCGCCTTGGAGTGCAAACCAACGGCAACGCGATCCTGATCCGTTCGGCTGCTCTGGAATTGGTCAAGATCGGCGAGGTCTGAATCATGCGTCCCACCATTCTCGTCGTTGCTCTCGCACTCGTTGTGAGTGGTGGGCTCCTTGCGTTTTCTCCGCTGCCTGTCGTTGCCGCTATCCGTGACGGCGCTACGGCGGTTGGTCCTGCATTCCCTCGTCATGAGCGCATCACATGCGACACCACGGCGGGCGGAGTGGAGATCAAACCCGCCGGGTCTCATCAACTGGTGAGTTATGAGTGCATCAGTCGCGGTGCTGTTGCAGTCGGGTCAACGACCGGCGCGGGGTCGGCGTTGACGTTTGCAAATGGATTCGTCCTGGCCAACGGCGACCGAATTGGCGCCAATGTGCAAAACCCTGAACGGTGCATCTCGGCTGGTAGCGTGGTGCTTGAGTGTCGCTTTCTGGTGACAAAGTGAGAGCCGTTGCTCTGTTGTTGGCGGGCGTCCTTGTGGCGCCCGCCTCTTTTGCGCAACACCTCGGAGATCAGACAGGCATCATGGGCGGCGAATCGGGGTTCTTCGATCCCGGTGTCCGTGTGCCGTTGTCGATTGATTCACAACCCTTTGCACGCACCGTCACCTGTACCGGCGCCAGAACGCTGACAGGCACAGCGACAGGCGCTGGCGCGGTAACGTGGGCGGCGTCGCCTGACGGTGCGTCTGGCGCTTGCACAGGCACCACGTCGTGGTCTTGTCCTGTGGCCGTTTCGCCAAACGCGGCAGGCGAGGGCGTGGAGACGATCACCGTGTCGCAGGCGGGCGGCGGGTCGGCGACGGTTGACGTTGGATTTTACGTCGCTGGCGCGCATAGCTGCTTTTTGGCGCAGTCCTACGACGGCGCCTACAACGCTGGCAAACTCAACCTCGACGCCGTCGGAACATGGGTCAACCTTGGGTCGTCGTCGTTGAATGTGACGCAAGCGACGGGCTCCGCGCAACCGACATACCGCACTGCGATTGTCGGCGGGCAACCTGTTGTGCGGTGTGATGGTGGGGATCGCGTCGCTGGCGCTGCTGCTGTTGATTGGACGTTTTTGTATCAGGGTGCAGCATTTACCGTCGAGACAGTCGGCAAGACGGTCTCAGGAAACGGCACATACGCTGCGACTGGCGCGTCTAACGGCGTGCATGGCTATTCGTCCATCGACGTCGGCGGAAGTTACTTTTTGCAAATCATCAACGAGACCCCAGCCACAAACTTGAGTTTTTCTCGTTCTGGCTACACGTCGGGGCTGTTTCATCTGGCGTCGTCGGTACTGCTCGACGATGGCGGCGCTGGCACTGATGCGTCTATATTCGTTGACTCTCTGGCCACAGCTACGGGAACCCGTGCGCTGCTCTACTCGACGACGACAGCCTCACCGTTGACGCTGTGCGCGTACAACGCAGGCGGATTTCCGCTGACTGGCGACCTCTTCCGCGTCCTCATTTACAGCGGCACTGCACTCGACGCCACACAGCGCGGCATAAACAAACAGACTGACGAGTGGGCGCTTGGCGGCACTCTCCCGGTGACACCATGACTCGCTACCTCGCTGCTCTTCTCGCCGCCGCTGCTGTTGCTGTCGGCTACTACGCGTCACCTGATGCCGCGCCACTCGACGACACCATGCGGACCGCGTCGCTGGTGGTCTGTGTCGGCGACAGCGATGCCCTGGCGTTCTGGACTGCTTGGGGTGATTGGTACTGCGGAGATGATGCGCCTTGCCTCGTCAACAACGCCATCGAACAAGGCGTTCGCCAGTGCGCCGACGGCGTCCCTGTCGGCTGGCTGCTGCGCATGATGGCGACTCCCAACGACGCCGCTACGGCTCAATCGTCGATGGCGTCGTTGGCGGTGTTTGCGGAGCCCGACACCATTGGCTGGTCGTCATGTCCAGACGAGGTTGTTGAGTCGCCATGAGTCCGCTACTGTTTTTTATCTCGAGGTGACCTAATGGCCGTCCGCATCGCAGACACAGTCCGCAACACTCGCGTGGATTCCATCCGCATCGCCGTCGACGCTGGCGCTGGCGCTGGCCTGCTGCGCATTTATAGCGGAAGCAAGCCGACAAAGGGCGGCGTCCCTGCTGGCGTGTTGTTAGCTGAGCTCACCTGTGCGGACCCTTGCGGGTCGTCGACGACGGGCGTCCTCACGTTCACGGTTCCGTTTTCCGACACAAGCGCCAACGCCACGGGCACGGCTGCATTTTTTTACCTCACCGATTCGACCGGCGCGTTTGTTTGTGACGGCGACTGCGGCACATCGGGCAGTGATCTCAACCTCACCACGCTGTCGATTGTCGCGACACAACCGGTGCAGGTGACCTCGCTGACAATCACTGACGGCAACGTCTGATGTCGGTCGATCCATCAACGAATCTCAGTCATGCGTCGTGGGTACTCGCCTTGCCACCTGCGGGCGAAGACGTGGCGACGCATGTCTTTTGGCGTTGCGAGCATTGCGGTGTCGTCGTCGGGTTCTGGCGTGCTGGTCATGATTCAACGCCGACATCCGACGACACCGCACCCCCTGACGACGTCGGTCAATACGCCGGACAAGTCTGCACCTGAGGAAAACATCATGGCCAACGTCATTGAAAATCGTTCGACCCACGCTGGAAAACTTGAACGCTGGCTTGGCAAAGAACAGATTGAAAACATCTCGACGTCAATGCGGACTTGGCACGGCACACGTCCAATCCTTGTTGGCGGTGTGCCTGGTGCTGGCGGTGTGTGGGTAGGGCGCGGCGGCGATTTTGTCGGCACCATCGACGGCGGCGGGTTTGTCGGCCTCGCAGAACGATGCGTGCAACGCGTTGACCACGCTGTCGCAATGATCGCCAACCGTCACCGCATGCATGGGTTTTCGTCGTTGTCTGATCTCATCAATGAAGTGACAAACTTCGGCAAGCGTCGAGACTTTACGTTTTCAAAAATCGGAAGCGCCTCCGTCGTCGGCGGCACCAATTCATTTTGGCGACAGGGGAACTATCCGTCTGCCGGTGGCGCTGCTGCTGCTGCCCCCGGTGGTGCCGCGTTGACGGATGCGAGCGCGGGAGCGTTTTTTTTCGTCAATCCGACGTCTCCAGACACGCAGCACTTCGTCCGCGCTGACATCATGTCGTCGATTGCTCCTCGGTCCATCCTCCTTTACGACCGAATTTTTGAAGTCAACAAAACAATGGCGTCGATCACAACGGAGGCCGTAACGGGAGCGCCAACGCGCTACCAAAATACCGTCAGCAACCAACCGGATTCCGTCGACGGAAACTTTCTTGGCATCGAGATTCAAGTCGCATTGGGCGCGACGGCCCACAACTGGACCGTCTGCAACTACACAGACCACGTGGGCAACGCATCCACCCTGCCGTCGTTGATCGGCAACTCAGGCGGAATAATCAATCGTCTCGATCACCCGCTCAATCAATGGTTCGCACCTCTCGCCACTGGTGACACTGGCATCCAGACGCTGACGCAAATGCAATGCTCTGCCTCGGTGACAGGAACCGTTGCGTTTTTCATTGGGCACCCTCTCGCGTTTATGCCCTGCGTTGTCACAAACATGCTGACCATCGTCGACGGAATCAACACCGCATTTAATCTGGCGCGCATTTTTGACGATGCCTGCTTGTCGTTTCTGGACGTCAATTGTTCATCTGCGACCGGCTCCAGTATCAGCGGGATATTCGCAACCGCTGCGGGCTAAAACTGAGTAGGAGGCCGGGTCATGCATCAGACATCCGGCAACGGCCTAGTCACGCAATCGTGGGCGCAAACGCAATGGGCTCCTACGCTCACGGCGCACGATCCAAATCCGCCGTTTCCGCTTGAAGAAGCCAGCGACATCACGCTTGGCGACGCTGCTGTCAGTGGCTCCGCTACGGTTGGCGCTGCTGGCGTCACAGTTACCGGCGCTGTCACCCTCGACACCGTCACCGTTGCTGGCGTCGGCAGACAAACGCACATCGCTACCGGCGCCGTTGCATTGGGCGCCGTCACAGTCGCCGGGCTGGGCACGTCGACAGTTCACGCGTCCGGCTCAATCTCCCTGGCCTCGGTGTCCGTCGCTGGCGCGGGCTCACCTGTCATCGTTGCGTCGGGCGCTGTCACGTTGGGCGCTGTTGCGGTCGCAGGCGTTGCAACGTCGACAATCAAGGCAAGCAGCGCCGTTACGCTTGGCAATGTCTCTGTTGCTGGCGTCGGCTCGTCGACAAGTCAAGCGACGGGCACGATTGCGTTGGGCGGTGTCAGCGTCGCTGGTGTGGGCGACGTCCAGGCATCGGCCATCACCGCAACCGGCGCCGTTGCGCTAGACGCAGTGTCCGTGACTGGCGACGCCAACCTACAGCTTGGCGCGACAGGGACCGGCGCTATCTCTCTCGACGATGCGACGTCGTCGGGCTCCGTGCTTTTGATCACGCTAGTACGACAACGGCCAACGAAAAAAGCCCTACTGTTTTCGGTGCCCAACCCTTGGCGGTAGGTTGTCGATTGGTGATCGGCTCGCTACTGTAGGCACCATGCCAGACCTCATGCTGTCTCTCGCCTCGCCACAGTCGCTGCAATCGATGCTGGTTGTCTTGCTGGCGCTCTTCGCCAAGGACTTCATCGTCGGCATTCTTCGGCGCGTGTCGAGGCAGTTGTTGTCCGATAAAGACAAGGGCAACGACGTCATCGGCGTGGCACTTGACCAAGCGGCTGATTCGATTGAGCGCGTGGCGAAGAAGCCATGACGACGTCAACAACGGATCGGCCAACCGGCGTCACGGTCCCCATGTGGTCGATTGGCGTCATCGGCGCATTGCTGACGGCTAGCGTCGCGTGGGTGTCGTCGTCGTTTTTCACATTGCGTGATGACACCATTCGCATGGATCAACGCGTCTCCGTCGTCGAGCGAGACCTACGCCGCGTCGACAGTGTGCCTGCTGCGATAGCGACGATGTCGGCGGACATCGTCACCATCAAGGAACAGCTTTCCGAGTTGCGTGACGACGTCAAGCGTCTGGCGAACGCACCCAAGCGATGACGGCCTACCGCGTGGTCTACGACGACGGCGCGTACCGCGTCGTGATGGCTCACGACATTGTCGAGGCGTTGCGCTTGGGCCGCTTGTTCTCGTCGTCGACGATCAAGGTGGTGACACATGCGTAGCGGCCACAACGATCAGCCCGTCATCTGGCAGGGTGCCTATCCGCACGGGCCTATGAGCGTCGGGCGTGGCAATCAGAAATGCGGCGCCGTCGGATGTGTCATCACGTCGGTAGCGATGGCCTTGCGCTACCTTGGCGTCAGGGCTGGCGCTACACCGACGACGGTGCAGACCGCTGGCCTGGCTCGACCCGGCGTGTGGGCTCCCGGTGCGAGCGGGTGCGTGGTTCCCGAGCTCGTACGAGCGCAAACGGGCCTGGCTGTTGGCGTCGACGCCGATGGACCCGGCGTCAAGGCGCCTGTTGATCGGCTGTCTCCGTTGATTCTGGACACTCTGTCGCGTGGCGGTGTCGCCTTGCTGTCAGTGGACTACGACGCCGGGGTCAAGGGCGGCGACAGCATCGGGGACCATTGGGTCTGCGCCTACGCTGCCGACGATGCGTGGCTGTATCTCGCGGACCCCGCGACGGCAAAGGTTGAGAGGATCGACCGCACAACGCTAGCGGCGACGGTCATGTGGGGACGGCGTCGACGGCCCTACGTTGGCGCAAGGGCTGTCACTGTTTTTCGGGATTGACTACGTCGCTCTGACTCCGCCTTACAGGGTCTCCGACAAGCGACGGCTCCACACCATGCGACGACGCCAGCCTTGCGACTGCTTGCGCTCACTGGCGTCTGGCAATGCCAACACGCCACCTGTCGAGGTGGGGCGTGATGGCGTGCGAGGTCTCGCAAGCGTGCGCATGATCGACAGCGGCCCTTCGCCCATTTGGCTAGGGGCCATCCGCAATCGCTACAGGTCTTCAATCGCACGCTCACACGCTCTGAGCACCCACTGCGACATCGTCACACCATCGACAGCGGCTGCTTCAATGATGGCGCTTCTCACGTCGACAGGACACCGCACGAATATCTGTGAGTCTCTGCGAGACTTGCCTTTGCGGTTGGTCCGTGCCTTCCAGACTGTCGACGTTGCGACGCCAAGCCGTTTGGCAATGACGGCGTCGACGTCG